GAGATCTCCATAACTATATTTAGCATCTTTCCCATATCCTGCATTTAAAAACCGCAATTTCTCTTTAAGAATATCCCGGTAACCTTCATCTCCTGCAGTTGGAGATGCATATGGAGAATATCCTTTTGCAGAATAACTTGGCCCCCAGGCATCTCTGGCTATTTGTAATTTTTTAAGGATTTCTTCTTGTGTCATATTATCTCCTATACAGTTGCTCCTCCACTATTCATTGCCATAATTAATCCTGCTGCAGTGGATGTTGTTCCAAGTATCTGATCCCAAGGAGACTGCCCAGGTCTTGATTCTGAGGTTGTTCCAGTTGTTGTAGTATTCCAAGGTGTTTGTCCCATAGTTTGTGCCTTTAGGCTTGCAATCATTGGTGCCCATTGTTGTTCATCATCATAAAGACCTTTAAGCCAGTTCTTTCCTGCAATGTCAAGACCCTGTTCATACTGTCCCAGTTCTCCAAGAGCACCTGCATATGCCAACTGGTTAGTTGGATCAGAAGCAAGTTGAGATGCTTTCATTGCAATCATATCCTGGTCTCGTATATTTGAAATATCCTGTTGTGTCCTCCAGTCACCTCTACCAATGTCCTGACCCATTGCCCTGATTGCAGCTTCCCTGGCCCGGTCATCATAAGCCAACATCTGTCTTCCCATATTAGATGCAATGTTTCCATATGCTTCCCCTCTTACATCATATCCTCTTTCAACATCTCTTCCTCCTGATCCAAATCCTCTGGCCTTTGCATTCTCTGCAATCAATGCCTGTTTCATTGCTCTTCCTGCATCTGCAGTATATTGTTTTTCTGCACCACTTCTATCGAAACCCAATGCTCTCTGGTAATCTGCAACTCCTTTTCCTCCAAATCCAGTCAGAAAACTTGATGCACCTGGACCACCAAGAGTTGCAGGTGCTCCTCTTCCATAAACATCCTTGTAAATATTCCTGGAATCTGCCCACTGTCCCTGGGGTCCAGTGAATGTTGTTCCCATTGCATCCAGAGCACCCTTCCAGGGTTCTGTGAAAGTTCCACCAGTAAAAGGATTTGGACCTGTATAAGGATTAAATTTCATCTCTCCAAGTTCATTTATTAACTCCTGACCAACACCTTGTCCTGCAGAAGTTGTGGTTTGTGTTGTTTGTCCACCTCTGGTTTCTGTTCCAGGATCAAATAACCAATCTGAATTATATCCTCCTACATTGCCTCCTCCTCCAAAAAAATTCTTCATATTTCCTCTTATGTTGTTACATATGGGTTTGGTGATGCTAACAAAGGTCTTCCATTTGCATCCAATTGATCTCCTACTAATTTAGTAGTTTGTAAAACTCCTGATGTGTTGATTGAAATAGTCCACCAATAACCATCAGAATCTTTTAATGATATGCTTCCTGATTCTAAAAAATTATCCCTGTCCAATTTTAAATTTTGTGTATCTGCCTTTACTAATTCCTCATTCAATACTACTTGAGAAGATACTTCATATTCTTGAGTAACTGGTGGTAAATTCATCTTTTACCTCCTGTAGATATATTGGCCCGGATGGTTCCAATATCCCAGCTCTGATCCCAACCTGACTCCACCCTGTATTTGAATTGCCTACCCTGTTCTCTTACATCAACATATCCATCATCTGTAACATCATAATTAGAACTTGTCGATTCAGTTCCATTTGGAGTGTATGCAGTCTTAAATTTGAATCTTAATCCATTTGCACCCTGAGTAGAATCTGCAATGAGTTGTGAAATATTTGTAACTTTCTCTCCATCTCCAACTTCCATTGCCCCTGTTTGTGCAAATGCCAGTCCCAGGTCATCTGAGTCTCCTCCAGAAACCAGTTTTCTGTCTATGTCTGAGACCTCAGAGGTAGAAGATGGAATTGTTGAAGTTGTTCTTGCAGAAGTTGATGCAGATTGTTCATGTTGATATATTGTGTTTTCTGCATTAATTGCAATTGGGGATTCAAACACTCCTGCATCTTCCCATGCAGTTCTGCTAAGAGTTCCAACACTCCACCATCCTTCTGCCCAATTATATGTACAGTATTTTAAAATCTCAGTTGAATCAACATCTGCATACCACCATGACACCTCAAAGAATTCTGCATTTACTGATGCATAAATCTTACTGATCTGAACAGAATTTAATTCAGAAAATACTTTGTCCTGGACATCACATTGCAATGGTTGAACAGTACCCTGATATTGCCAGAATCCTCCTGACCCCATCCAAAATGCTTTGTCTCCTACTGCAACCATACTGCGATTGGATATTGCACCACATGAGTCTCCTATCTTCTTCCTCCCATATATGTATGGTGGACCCACCCATGAAATGGAATGAAGGTCATTCGTAGTCCACACCAGAATCTGGTCTCCAACAGTCTTACCTGCCATCACCTCACCATTGGTGTCTATGTGAAATGAACCTGCCTGGTTCAGAGAAGTTGCACCCCAGGTTGTATTGTCATCTGCATCACTCCATTTGATCAACCGATTGTTTCCATCTGCTCCTAAAGCAAACATATGGTTTTCCTTTGAGACCAACATTGCCTTGTTATTAGTTGGTGCACCTGAAATCAATGCAGCTACAGTACTTGTTGGATCTGATACAGACACATCCCATTGATACAATCTTCCATCTGCAGTACTCATTCCCACCAGATCTTCACCCCAGAGATCAAATATCCAGGAGGCAGCTGCCAATACCAGGGAAGATGAATCTGAGTTTTCATTTCCAAATCTCCTGGTTCTTGTTATAGTTATCGTCTCTCCAGGATCATCAGCTACTATTGAACCTGTTGGATCTGCTGTAATAACTGCATCTGAATTGCCTGAATCAGAAAGGACTATAGTTGGTGTAGAAGTATATCCAGAACCTGCATTTGTAATAGCTACAGAAGTCACAACACCCCCAGTTACAGCATAAGTTCCGGCAAAACTACTTCCTCCACCTCCAGTTGCTGAAAGTTCTCCTGCAGAATATCCTGTACCGGCATTTGTAATAGTTAGTCCAGTAATTGTTCCAGTATAGGCAGCAGACCCATCTTTAGGACCAACTCTCATAGATTTAGTTGTTGGAAAATCATATATCCTATGTGAACCTGTAGTTAACCCACCTGCCCCTGTATAGGATCTATTGTTACTGGATTGACTTGATCCTGATATCTCAATCTGATCTCCAACACCAAAAGGAGAAGGTCCAACACCTGGGGCACTTGCACTGGTTGCTCCATCAGTAAGAATAACTGTTTCACTTGTAATTGTTGCAGGTGCAGTGAAAGTAAAATCATTTTTTGATACTGATTGAGTTGTTACAGTTCCATTAAAATCACCTGCACCAAATCCAAGTCCAAGTTCTGCATCAGAGTTGCCTGTTATGAAAGAATTTGGAGAAGCAATAACAGGTGTAATATCTTCTGCAGAACCTGAAAGTGATGTGAACACATAAAGTTTTTCATTGGTCCCAATTGCCAACCATTGAGTACCTGAATAATCTTTCCAGGCAAGCATTGCTCTTCCAACACCAGAAAGTGTTGCTCCAATTGTTTTCTCCCAACCTCCTAAAGGTTGCAACCGACCATTTTTCCACCTCACCAGGTTGGAGTCATTCCACCTGCCTTTTGCTTCATATGCAGTTCCATTTGCCCAGACTCCAGGTGGTGGTGTGAATTTAACTAATTTACCCATCAGGTATCTACTTTAGGTGGTGGTTGTATTTTTAAATTGCATTCTTTAACTAATCTATTTGTCAAACCTTTTGCCTTAATTGATTCCTTATCCTTTATTTCATCAGGAGTAAAATCAGTACGAATCGTATCGGTGTAGCAATCACACAACATCTGCCTCAAGATGGATGACATAGTCGGTTGCTTCATCTGAAAGTTCATACTGCACATCTGCCATAACTGTCGTACCACTTCTGTTGAGTAGTTGCCATTGTACTTTGGAGAAATCACATCTGTTTCTACCGGGATGGGTTTTGTGCATCCAATCAAAATCAGGAGTAAACTCAACTTCAATATCTTCATCTTCCAGTTCAAAAATAATCTCCATCTAACTATAACTCCAGAGAGCCTTATTAGACTTCCCAGTTGCATGGTCTATCCCTCTTGGCTTCAGATCCAAATGTATGAATCTTGATGCTTTTGAGTGCTGACTTATTCCAATTCCAGTCCAACAATCCATCTCCAATGCCTGTTGCAATACTATCCTCCCCCTGGCTCGATTCACC